GTCCCAGCCCTTGAAGGAACAAAAAGTTCTGGCCCTTTCTCTCCTACTATTGAGGGCTGTCCTACTTTTGGCCTTCCACCAGCAGCAAATGTTGGTAAATTTTTAAATAAACCAGATGAACCACCAAAAGCACTAAATAAAAATGTGTTAATACCAAGCTGCAATAATTGTCTAGCAACGCTCTGAAGCAAGCTTTTAGCTGCGTCTGCTAGTGATCTAGTTTGCATAATTGCATCTGTTAAAGCGTCAGATACACCAGTTGCTATATTATCTCCTATTTTTTTAAAAGCATCACTTAATTTATTTGCACCATCTGTCGCTTTATCAATATCTTTTTTTAAATCTTTTAAATCATTACCCTCAACTTGAATATCTATTTTGGGCATTATTTTTTGGATTTGACCTAACAAAAACTGAAGAACTGGGTTGTTATCTACAAATTCTTTAATACTTTTTAATGCTTCAACAAACTTTTTGGCTATTTTTCCTACAACTTCACCAGCCTTTTTGCCAAGTTCTATTATATTTGCTGTACTTTCTCCTACAGCTTCCTTAACTTTAATCCAAGTTTTTTCAAAAAAGATAACAATATCAATAGCCTCTCCACCAAATTCTCCAATTACTGCATTACTGATCTCTCCAATAAATGCAAACAAAGCTCTAAATGGTGCAAACGTAGCTTTTACAGCAAGACCTAAAGCCTCAACTGTCACAGCAGTTATTTTTAAAGTTTCTCTTATTACAATGCCAAACTCTGAACCATCAGCAACTAAATTAGTAAAAGCACTCGATAATCTTTTAAGTTGTCCCTGTATTGTGTTTGTTGCTTTAAATGCGTCTCTGGCAGCCCTACCCTGTGCACTTCCCTGATTATCAAGAGCCTGATTAAATTTAAGTAATTCATCATTTAATAATGGTTGAATAGCTGTAAGTGCTTCAACACTGCCAAATAATTTTGAAAGGTTATCTGCACTTGCTCCACCTTTTGCAATTATCTCTTCTAAAACCCCACCCAAACCTTTTGATTGTAAAGCAGCCGCACTAAAATCTATTCCAAGCTTTTGGGCAACTTTAGATGCTTCACCAGTTGGCTTTTGTATCGAAGCAATGACTTGTCGTAACCCTGCAAAGGTAGATTCAACAGGAACACCAGTTGCCGTAACAGCAGAGATTGCAGCATTTAACTCATCTATGCTTACACCAGCACCAGCGGCTATTGGTGCAATACGACCTATCTGCTGTGCATATTGGTCAACGACAATTTTACCGTCAGCTTGTGTCTGTGCAAATCCATCAACTATTTTTGCGGCTTTGTCTGCTTCTAAACCATAGGCATTTAGAACAGATGTGGTTGCATCAGTGACAGTAGCAAGATCAGAAAATCCTCCAGTAGCACCTAACTGAGCGGCCTTTAGAATTTCTGTTATTTCAGCATTTTCAGCAAAACCAGCAGATGCTAAATCATAGGAAGCTGTTAATAAATCTAGAGTTGATGCTTGTCCACTTAGTTCATCAGAAAGAGATACTAATTTTGGCTTTAATTCGTCAACATTGTCTGATAGTGTGCTTAACTTAGCCTCTGCAAAATCTTGTTTAGTAAGGATTCCGAAAGAAGCAGTAAGTCCACCAATAACAGCCCCTATACCTATCAATGGAGCTAATATTGGTGCTAATGCCGCCTGTAGCGCTGCAAATCCTCCAGCCGCTACTTTTGCTCCAGCACCTGTGGCTAACAAAGCTGGTGGTAATATTGAAAACCCTTTATTAGCATTTTTTAACTGTCCAGTAGTGCCATTGACAGTTTTATTAAATGTAGTTGCTCCTTTATTTACTTTTCTTAACTGAGCAACAGCTTGGGTGGCATTAACTCTTAGTTCTACATTAGAAACTGCCACAGCTAAACAATAACTTTCTTTATATTAACCTGATTTGCGTTTGATAGCATCAGCTTGCTTTTTTTCTTTCTCATATTTTAATTCATAATATGCAGCAAAATATATTAACTCCTCATCTGTCAGTTGTGTTCTTAACTCACTAACTGTCTTGCCTAATTCTGTTGCTAGGAAAAACTCAAAATAAAGCCAGTTGTCCCCCTTTAATCTTCCTTTGAGTTTGCAACAGTAACATTAGAATTTACACCAAATAAAAATAATTCAATCTCATTCAATACATTTTCTGGTAAATCATTCTGTAAACTGGCAAAGTCAGAGGGGTGAAATGCTTTTGTTCCATCTTCATTCTCTGCTAACTGACAAAGCATATGAGTTGAAACTATCAAAGGATCATCACTGTTAGCTCTTTGTGTGGCTCTTGCTCTATCGGCTCTTGTTATGGCTTTAAAATACAGAGATAGAACAATATTGCCTTCATTGTCTTTTACGTCAAATTTGCGTCTTTGACTAAGATCAAAAGCCTCTCTTAAGACTTCAAGATTTCTTTTTGTTGCCATGAATAAATGCGAAGTTTTATTTTAATTAAATAGCGGAAGTTATAGTTCCAGTTGGTTTGAATGTGATGCTTATTGTGTTTGGATCACCTAAAGAAGAACTCTGTTCAAAGTTTGTGATAATCCCATTAAAAGAAATTTTCTTTGTTGCACTTGAACTATCTGGGAATAGCTCAAATGAAGCTGTACCAGCATCACCTGTAGTTAGTACACCATCAACAAAAGTTGCTGTTTCTCCAGAAGCTGAATCATCATAAAGAAGTTCTGCTGTGCCTTCGCCTTCAATAAGACCGCCAGTAAAACTCTTGAATGTATCTCCCTGTGCAGTAATTTCTTGAGTGTCTTTTGAAATAGACATTGACCAGCTAGTTGTACCAAGTACAGGGTTTACAGATGAGCCAGCATCATCAAATTTAACTTGCCCAACATCACCTTTTACCTTTGCCATAACAAATAAAAGAAAGATTTATAAATATATTAACTCTTTTCTTGTTTTTTTACAGCTTTTTTACTTAATTCTTGTTTTTCCATGTATCGTCTGCATTGATTATCCCAATACTGTGGTTCTCTTCTGCCTTTTACAGCTTCGATAACATCAAGCATTGCCTCTGTAATTTCCATTAAAGATCCTCATAAATATTAAAAGTGATTCTAATTTGTGTTTGAAACTTACCCTCTGGACTTGATGTTAATATCTCAGGGCCTATAGGTGAATCAAAGATTACATTAGAAACAGTAATCCTATTGTATAAGTCCCTAAGTCGTTTGCAAATCGTATAGTTTGACCCTGCTCCTATACCCTCTTCTGTAAAGACATTAAGAAGAATCAAACCAACAACATTATTTGTTGAACTACTTGAGTCTCCCTGCGTTAAATATTGATTCGCTCCGAAGCTTGTAATGCACTGTACAAATGAATCCTCAGTTGTAGAGTCAAAGGACATATTGTTAAAAACAACAGGAATTGCTGGGCTTGAAGCTAACTCTGTGGCTAACCTAGCCTCTATTGTGGATCTTACTGTATTTAAATCTGTAGCAGCCATTATATGTTACCTACAATCTTTCTATATTCACCATCAGCCCAAGTTTGAAGCTCCTTTGCAATTAGTTCTGGATAACCAGCAACAGTGTTTTGTCTTGTTCTATACTGACCTCCCCATGATGGCGGCAAGTTCTCACCAAAGCAAACAGGCTCTGCATAAGGTAAATTATTGCTCACTGTACCCTTAAATTTTTTAATATCTGTTTGCCATGCGTTTCTAAGTTGTCCTCCCCCTTTTGGTTCACCTTTATATACAACTCTCACTGGTGTAGCTTTCTTCACTCTGGCTGTCCACTCTAAAGTGGTAGCTTGAACTAAAGTCTCTACAGCTTCCTCCATTACTTTTGGAATTTGTAATATGGTGATTTCTCTTGCCATGTTTACCTCAAGATAAGATCAAAGCTTACAGCAGTATTATTTTGTTCATTTGTAATAACTTGAATAATTTTAAATTCAACACTACTTATAACAACTCTATCTTTTGTTGTAGGGGCAAATGTAAGATCACCAGCAGATATAGTAAGCAACTTATCTTGTGACTCAATCAAATCATTGACCTGATTTCTTGCAACATTACTTAATGCACCTTTGATAGTCGTATCAGATGTAGATTCTGTTATA